AAAAAAAACATATTAGAAGGCACTTCTTCCATAGAAAACTTAGTTAATCCATGTAGTGCTCCTTTAGAACCTTTACCATCCACAGTACCGCTAATGTCGTAACTGTCACAGCCAAAAGCTCCAATGTGTTCGTTACCTGGGTATTTAAATCCATTTTTAATTATTACAGAGTTTTGTAAAGAAGCGTCTGGAACCCATGAAACTAAAAACCTACCATTTTTGTTCGGCAAAAAGTTTACCTGTGTATCTTTTATTCCTTCAATCCAAGAAAAATTACCTCTTGTTACTGATTGTTTATTATTAATTTCTTCGTTAAAATCTATTTGCTCGTAGATTTTAGTTAAATTAAATAAGCTTTCTTTTGTTTCATCTCTAAACGCATGCTTTGTAGTTCTTGGAAACTGTCTATAGTATTCATTTAAAGCATCTTGATCATTCCTTAATCCATCTACTTCGTTTTCCCAGTGTTCAACAACTCCAATTGTAACCGGTAAACCATCAATTCCGATGACTGGATCTGGCGGTGCAGTGAATATAGGTGATCCGTAAGTATCCATGAATCCTTCGTAGTTCCATTCCATAGGGATGAACAAAGAATAGAGTCCCGAAGCAGTTTGTCCGTTACGATTTCTTTTTGTAGCGTCTGAATCGTTATATAGTTTTTTGAAGTTTTCTCCACCTTTGTCTAAAGCATTTGAAGTTGAGCCCATCATACATTTACCTACAACTCTTCTACCTAGCCTCAATGTAGTTTTTGTAACTCTCCAGTTATTTAATATATTATCAGGTCTCTCCCATTTACCACTTTCATCATGAGCTAGTATTTTTAGCTTTTCACCATCGTAAGAGTTATCACCAGTGTTTTTCCAATCAATAGTTGTGTCAAGTCCGTCTAGTTCTTGTAGTTGTTCATTTGTTTCAATCTTCCTTCTAGTAAGTTTAGATGCTGGAACCCTATATGCCAATTCAGTTTTTGGCCGGTCCATACCATCTTGAATAGGTTTAAAGAAGAACGGGTAGTTGACTGATATTGGTACAACTTTATCAGTAAACATTTTTTTGGCATCTGCACCGGACTTAGAGAGTATTCCAAATCTAGCATCTGAAGATATTGTAGCTTGGTTAACAAGCTCTGCGCTTGCCATAAAGCTAAATCCTGACCTTCTGTTCTTAAGATAACATATACCGTAGCATCTTGCGTCTGCTTTGCACGCTTCCCAAAATATAAAGAATAATCTATTTGACTCTCTATATTCTGGCGCTCCAATATCGATCTTTGACCATTGCAAGTACATGTAATGAGTACCAGTAATGTAAGTATTAACACCATTGTTATAAAACCAAAATCCCTGGTCTCGTCTAGTAAATTCTTCATCTATATAGTCGTACCACTTTTCTTTAAAATCTGAAGGGTACTCTTGCCAATCAAACCTACTTTTAATTCTTTTTAATTCTTTGGGGTACTCGGCCTGTTCCCAGTATTGATCCTCTTTTTTTTTGCTTCGTTTAAACGGTTCATCTGCTGTTGGTAAAGCAATCCTGAGATTTTGTATTTCAATGATTTGTCCAATTTTTCCAGTTTTACTTATTACTACAAAGTCATACTCTACGTTATAACCATAATCCCATTTTTTAAGCCTATTGTTTTTTGCTAGTATTTTAGGATTTACAACATCTTCAACTTCTTTCCAAAGGGTTTGTTCGTAACTCATTTACTTCTCCCTTCAGCAAAACCTTTAAAAGTCTTTTGTTCTTTGACTTCTTTAGGTTTTTCGTTTAACATATTTTCTTCTTCTTGTATACGAGTAAGTATTTCAAAAGCATCCATTATGGCTAACTTTTTTGTTGCGGCAGCATTTTTTAATCTATCAGCGCTTACATCATCGTCTGAGTCTACAATCTTTTCTTTTGCCACCTTAATTAATTCCTCAATAGCCTTTTGCCCAGCTTGGATTATTTTCTTTTTCGTTTCCTTCGTATTCATTTACTAAAGCTATATAATTTGATTTCATACAATAAAGTCGCTCATCGTTTATAATAAATTCAAACTCTGAGTTGGGTGTGAAAGTAATAAGCGTTCCAGGTACAATTCCTAGAGCTTCTAAGGTACTATTACTATATTTTACTATACCAATATTAGGTTGTTCTTTTCGGTTCTTTAAAATATCTTTATTTAATATAGGTTTTATAAAGCAATACTCCAGATGAGGTTTGTTATTATACATGTAAATTTCTTCTGGATTTGCAAAATACATATTATCTTTAAAGTATTTACTGCTATTTCTTTGCCTACCTTTTTGATCATGCCACTTTCTAAATATATTATGATGAACATAAACTTCATCACCAACATTTATTGGGGTTGAAAAAGCAGCTGGTTTAAATAATACAATTGCTTTTTTGCTTACAAAAGTATGATCTTCTATATTAGTATTTAATATAAGTGTTTTATCACCTACATTTTTTTTATTATTATACCTTTGATCTAAAGGCTTAACAATAAACTCATATAAACTTTTCATCAATACTTTAAGTCGTACTCTAAAGCAACAGCCATGTTATTGTTAAATTTTTTCCAAGGAAGAACTTCATTATTTTTTTTAATAAAAATATTATATGATTGATCTTTTTCTTCAAAAATTATATCACTAACAACGTGGCCTCCATACACTTCTAAACCAAGAGAATAATGCATAGCATCGTTCTTATAATCAGAACCTATGCTAATCTTTCTTATCTTCGACATCTTCGTCTTTTATTCTTTTCCAATGACCAGTTTCAAGATCAATATTTATACTACCGTACTTAGCTTCTAAATTTTGTTTTGTTTCATTAACAGCTTCGTTAACAGCTGCCAAATCGTGCATTAGCTGGTGTTTTTGTGTTTCGTAAACTCCTATTTGCTGAACTATTGTACCTTGTTTTGTTTGTTGATCTTTGATGGTTTTTAATTCATCTTCTGATAGTATTCCGCTATCAACTGTTATTTTACTCATTTGATTTGATTTTATTTTATTGTTTTAATATATAGCCACGCAGTCAACCCCTACGATTAACTTAGTAGCTAACATAGGTGTTTTATCACCTACAACTGTACCCGGCTGTACACTTTTAAATATAACCTGATTTCCAGCTTCAGTTACTATTGTAATGTCTTGTGGTTCTGTCGCTCTACCATTGTATATTACAACACCTCTTTCACTTGTGTTTGCTATTGCTCCTGTTCCAGCTGTTAAAGCTACGGCATCGTGACCAAAAACCCTAGGCTCTGAGGCTGTGTTTCCTATTAGTCCTCTCATTTTTATTTATTTATTTTTGTTATTTTTTCAGCACCACGACTTCCGAAGTATGCCACGTAAACTGTTACTAGTAGTGTTTTTAATAAATTTATCCATGATTCGTCTACATTAAATTGTAAATGAAATGAATCTACAGCCATCATAAATACAGCTGACACAGTTAAAAATACTAAAGCCAATGGTCTAGTGTTTTTGCTTAGCCAAGAATCTGATTTCATATCAGCTCTCCACCTGCTAGAAACTTCTTTCATTTCAGCTATATCTTGTTCTATAAGCTTTAAAGCTTGCTCTTTATCAATTGCCTTAATCTTATTATCACTTGATATAAGGTTTTTTACAACACCTAACGTTCCTTGATTAGGTAACACATCTCCAAGAGCTTGTAGTACCTTAGGAGCTTTGCTTGATAAAAACGCACCTATTTTAGTTTCTTTAAATGTTTTTTTAGAAGTCATAGTTCTCCGATATTTTAAAAGTATTTGGATGGTTTTTAGCAAATTTTTGTAAAGCTTCGTCTGAAGAAAAATTATCCGCTAGATATTTTGTGTTGCTATTACTAAGTTGCTTTTTAAAACTACCATCTAAATATTTTTGATCATCAGCATCTCCTGTACTTTTTCCAAATTTTAATTTACCTCCTGCATATTTGTCACTTGGCTTGCCATCTTTGTCGAAAAAACTTTGTACATACTCCATCCTGTTCATGTTATCTCTATTATTTTGTGTATCATCCCATACAAAGTCTGGAGATAATTGATATTGAACCGTGCTTCCATCTCCCTTGCCACTGTCTTGCCTGGACGTTGGTAGCGAAGCATTTGCTCTATCATTTTTAAAGTAGTTGTTATTAGCCGCGAAATTACTTCTGGCGGCTGTTGTATTTTTCATCATACTATTGAATTCTCTATTATAGTTTGATCTATCCCCGCCATCAGCATTTGGTGAAAGGTCTTCGTCAAGTTTTACATTTTTCATATAGTCAAATTTCTTTCCACCCATATTCCCGCCATACAAGTCATCTAAAGAATTAATAGACCTTGAACCTCCTTCACCTTGAGTGTAAGTAAATTTATTATTAGATGGATTATATGAAATAGTAGGTCCAGTATATTCATCATTTTTCTTTGGAGAGAACTCAGGGCTTTGTTCTAAATTACCACCAGCATCAGGTTCTCCACCTGAAACAAGTGGATCAGTATCCATGGAAGGTCCACCCCAAGTTTTAGCTGGTGCATACATTGCAAAACGCTCATTCATAGATATTTTTTCTTTATCAGGAGATCTACCTTCTTTATGTCTAGATCCCATGACTTTAAAAGCTATAGGAGTTTCATCTTTCATGCTTGGTATTCCAGATAATTTATTTGACTTAGGTCTTAAGTCGTGATCAACACCATTGTCTCCGTCTTTATAAGCTGGAGCTTCCCAAGAAAGCGTTTTGTCATCTTCTGAAAAGCTGCTTCTGCTGTGTTTTTTTGCCCCTTTGCCATCCATGTTTTCATAAACAAAGTTTTCATCATAAGCAAGCTTATTATCCATCATATCTTTAAGATGCCTGCCTTCGTGAGACATTGCATTATTATAAAGCTTAGAATCTTGTGGTATATTTTTATTCATTATTATAGTACCATTATCATTAGCTTTTGCTACTAAACCGTTATTCTCTCCTATATTATCAGGGGAAAAAGGTACTTGATGTACAGATACTGGATTTATCTTATAGGGAGATTTTAGTTTAAATGACATATTATGATCTATTATTTCTTGAATGTTTGTTTACTTTATGAGCTGAATGAAAATAACCTTCGCCAGCTGCTACTTCCAGTTCTTTTTTCTTTTCGTAATTAGCTTGTTTTTTATTACCTTTTTTGTAATCAGCAATAGCATTTCTAGCATAATCTTGCTCTACTTTACTTTTACTTTTGTTATAAAACCCAGGAGCATCCATATCAACCATACCTGGCGCTGATAAAATACTTTCTTGTAAATGCTTAGGTAGCTTGTCTTGATCACCAACTAAAGCTTTGCTTGGTCCTTTAAAATAATTTTTTTGACCTTCATTCATTTTTTTAACATTTTCTGGTTTTGAATAAAAGTTTTTCATTGCTTCACTTTCCGCCATATAGCCATCAGCTTTTCTTATAGAATCAAAATTTGGACTAATGCCTTTTTCCATAGCGTACTTGTTGTATTCTTTAGCTTTGTCAAATTTTGTTTTTTTTGTTCCTGTTTTACTTTTTTTATTTTCGTCCATTTTAAAATATTTTTGGAACTTTAATTCCGTTTAATAATTCTTTTCTACCTTTACAGCCACAGCCTCCAGGTATTTTATCTGCTAATTTTTTTATTCCGGTGGCAGTAGTAAACCTTTCTACAACATCACCTAATCCTACTTTTTCCATATTACCATTTTACTTTATCAGCCCAATATGCCGCAGACATTTTGCCTTTAGCTATGTTTTTACCATGTCGAGCTTTAAAACTTTTTCTACGTGCTTTTTGTTTTGACGATTCACCTGATTTAGGTTTACCGGCAGTACTAACACCTTGTTGGCCAAATCTAATAATTTTTTCTTTACCGTTTTGACAAGCTTTTACAACATGAGACTTAGTTCTATGTGTAGGTGTTTTTCTGGGCTTGTTGCACACTAAAGATTTTTTATCTAATTTTTCAGCCATTACTTTTTATTTTTAATAGGTACACAGTTGTTTACTAGTCTACCACCTTTTTTTTTCATGCCTTTTTTAACAAAACCTTTCCAACATGGTTTTTTTCTTTTTGTTTTCTTTAAAGACATTATCTGCGTTTTTTACTTACTTCAACCTCTTTAACTATTACAGTTGGTTTTCTTTTTTGTAAATCTTCTAATCTTTTTTGAAGCTCTTGTAGTTTGCCATCACTCTCTGTTCCGTCTTTAACTAAACCAGATAATACATCTATTTCTTCAAATATAACATCGTCAACTTGTTCTAACATATTAACTCTTTCTAACATGTCTTCAATATTCTCGTGGTTCCATTTTTCTTTTAGATCATACTCTAGTCTACCTACTTCTACAGGTGGTAAATTTTTAGCTGCTTCTATATCTTCTTGTAAAGTGTAATACATACCAACTAAAGTTGTTGTTAGCATTATTATTGCAATTACAGTTTTTATATCAATTTTAAACTCAGTGTTTTCAGATATTTTCATATTCTTTAGTTGCGTCGAATGATGGGCATGCTTTATTAGCAAACTCATTATGTGAATAAATAATAGCATCTGGATACATAGCCTTTAGTGTTTTAAGCACATGTAACAGACTTTCTTTTTGATCTTGTGTTCTAGTATCCTTCGGAGTCTTACCATCTGCTTCAACGCCTCCGCAATAGCACAACCCTATGCTACCTCTATTATGTGATTTGCAATGAGCTCCGATTCGGTCTATATCTCTACCTTTCTTTATAGTTCCATCTAATTCGATGTAGAAATGATAACCGATGTCGCTCCAGCCACGAGAATTAACATGCCAGTCTTTTATAGTTTCAACTGGTATATTTTGACCTTCTCTAGTAGCGGAGCAGTGTATAATAATTTCTTTTATTAATCTCATTTTTTATTCTTTAATAAATACCACTTATGTGCAGTATAACCTAATGTTGTCAACAACAATAGTATAGATAATACAGGCTCTAGCCATCCTAGACTAACAACCGTAGCTGATGTTATGTTTAAACAATACAGCTTTAAGTCATCTAATGTATTCATCTTTGAGCTAGTAATGCAGGATTACCTTTATATTCTATATTGTCAATTTTTTTTAATGTAGGTGTAATAGTAGAATTATTTGACTTCATAACTCTAGTTCCATAAGGCTTACATTTAGGGCTAATATCTTTTCCTGCTGGAAATTGGTTCATATATTTCATATCTTTTTTTTTTAATGTTCGTGTATTATATATAATCACGTATTATTTATTCACTTTTACTTATTAAAACTTTCTCATAGTTTTAGCTAAATTTTTTCTTTTCTTAGTTGTCTCGCTGTCTCCAGGCTTTATCTCCAGTTTGTTTAAAGGTATTTTCTCTCCTTCAGGTACATTTAATTCTTTTCTTAATGCTCCTTTTTTTAATGATTTAAAATCTATTTTTGGAAATGAAGATCTACTAGTCGCATACATTCCTACTGCACTATCGTCATCAAAAGTTTTTGCTTGTGGAGTATTAAAGCTGCTGTCTGTATTAGCATTCATGCCTGTAGGTTGTGGCGGTGCATATAATTCACCTGAAGACATGGCTTTATTGTTGAACTGCATATCTCTTTGTATACCTCTTGCTGGTACTGATCCAGCAGACAAACCTGGTAAAACATTGTTAGTAAGCTTGCCTGTATTCTCTCCTTTACCGGCTCTATCACCGTTAGGTGTAGCAGCTAAATTTGAAGCATCAAATGGATTTACGCTTCCAGCTCCTTCAAAGTTATCAGCTTTCCCAGTAGACGAATACACCTCACCACCAGCAAGTGAATCAGATCCAATGGCTTGGGCAATAACAGGATCTGTTGTATTTGTATTTAATAATACGCCTGTGCTTCCACTAATACCTCCTGTTCCTGTACCACCTGTAGCTCCACCGCCAACTTTAACACCTGCATTAGAGCCACTACCTGAACCTGTTCCCGTACTTGTACCTGTTCCCGTACTTGTACCTGTTCCTGTGTTAGGCATTCCTACTCCCGTACCTGCACCACTTCCACCACCTGGCCCGCCT